GAAAGAGTTTTCAAAGTTAAGACTAAAGCCTGTTACATCCGTATCATTAGGTACAGGAGATTGTTTAGTTGTGCCGGTTACGAATGGTAAGAAGTTCGATGTTGATATTATCGAGAATGAGAACTTTGCTATCATATCTGCGGTCGGTCAAATCATTTATGCGTGCGTGATGCAGCGTGACTATTTCGTAAAAGATAATAAGGTTTACAGACGATTTGAGTATCACGGAATCGAAGAAGTGAATGGAGTTTCTATTTGCAGAATTAAACGCTATGCATATATTGACGATAAAGAAGTGAGCATGACAAAGATTGACGAATGGGCGAATATTCCAGAAGAAACGATTATTCCGAATGTAGAACAGCTTTTACTAGGTCGATTCCGATGCCCGACATTAAATCGCGAGAATATAAACAGTCCGCAAGGCGTTCCGATAACTTACGGATTAGATATAGCGGTACAGCGTGCAAAAGAAAGCTATCTTCGTGTAGGAGACGAATTTAGACGGAAAGAGACAAAGATATTTGCATCAAAAACACTATTTAGAAAAAGCAATCCTGATGACAAAGTATACTTGCCTGATGGTGCGGATTATGTCCTGGTTAAGTCCGATTTAGACAATTCGAATTTACCTATCAAAGAATTCAGTCCTGATCTTAGAAGTGCTGATTTGATTGCCGGATCTGATTATAATTTGGAAATGTTGGAATTGTTTGCCGGATTCTCAAACGTACTGACAAAGATGCAAGATGTCAACCTTGCCACAGCCACAGCAATTCGTGCGAGCATGAATAAAACATTTGCGTTTATTGACACATACAGAAACATTATTGAGATTGGAGTAAATCAGTTAATGTATGCGGTTGCAATGCTGTATAACGCGAATAACCAAGTACCTGTGGGAGAGTATGAAGTTGCGTATGAATGGGATCAGACGATGAAAGAAAATAGCATGGAAACGTACAATCAATTATTGCAATCTGTATCAATCGGAACAACGGAAGACGCTGAACTTCGAGCATGGCAGCATAACGAATCAATCGAGGTAGCAAGGGAGCGAATCAAAGAAATTAAAGCGGAATCAGCAGGAAATGAGATAGAATAGTGGTTATTTCCAAAATGGAAACAATTGACACTGATCCGAACCTGGTATAAAATAAAATCACATTAAAAACAATATAGTTTAGTTTGCGGGGCGGTCATGAAAGTGGCTGCTCTATTTTTGTGTGGAAAATGTAATTGACTAACTTACTAACTTATGATATTATTGATTTAGAAAGGTGGTGGCAATATTGAAAATTAAAACATTTCCGTTGCAATTTACAGAAGAATACTTAAACGAAATTAGATGTAAAGCAGAAAGACAAAATAAGACTATTAAACAATTTATTATGGATTTAATTCAGAAAGAAATGGAGAGTGTGGAATGCAGGAAGTAAGATATAAAATAATAAATGGATTCGAAGATTATATCATTTTCGACAATGGAATTGTTTTATCTAAAATTACTAAAAAAATACTAAAACCAGCAAATTGTAGAGGATATGATAGATATTGTTTACATAAAGACAAGATTCAGACAATGAAATTTGGTCACAGATTAGTTGCTGAAGCATTTATACCAAATCCAAACAATTTAGAAACAGTAAATCATATTGATGAAAATAAAACAAATAATTCATTTAAAAATTTAGAATGGATGACAAGAGAAGATAATATTATTTATTCATATGCTAAAAAAGTTGCTATGATAAAAGATGGTAAAATAATCAAGATATTTCAATCTACACAAGAAGCAAAAAGAAATGGATTTTCGCAAAGTAATATTTGGAAGTGTTGCCATGGAATATTCAAACAAACAGGTGGATATCAATGGAGATATTTAACACGAGAAGAAGCAGAACAATCACTGAAAGGACAGGTGTAAAATGACGAATGAAGAAGCAATAAAAGTATTAAAAACATCATCGTGGATGTGTTTGAGTAATAATTCTATAAAATTTCAAGAGGCAATAGAGCATGCTTACAATAATTTAAAAAGAATTAAAATATTGTCGGAAGAAAACGCCAAACTCAAAGCCGAGATTGAGCAGTTGAAAGACGATTCTAAAATTGTAGCAAAGGAACTTGTAACGCAAATTAGAGAGATTGAGCGGTTAAAATCAGAATTAGAAACATGCAAAAATAGACAAGTAATTTCAGAAAAAGAAAGAATGATTCAGGGATTAAATGATTTTTGCGATAAATTCGAAATGTGCAATCAATGTATTTTTTACGGAAGATGTGCAGATTATGACGAATTAAGTTTTGAAGAAATTAAAAGCCAACTAGAAGAAGCAGAACGATCATTGAAAGGAACTTTATGAGCCAACGAAAAATTGACACCACAAAACGCTCCATCATATCAACCGCATTGCGAACAACAAAGCGCAGACAAGGATTGTTTTACGCATTGGAAAAGGAAGCGCAGGAAAGAAGTGTTGAATTTGATTATTTGAAACATAAACCTTATAAATGTGATATGAAAGGAAAGAGTGAAAATGAAGTTATTTGATTATATTTTTATATTTTTCGCATTGTCAGGATTTGTTTTTTGGTTGAATATAATCCTAAAAATATCTTTTTATTGTGCCGATAAGATATTGGATAAAATTGAAAAGGAGAGAAAATGACAGAGATAATTATTATATCGGTATCATGTGTTATAATATCGTTTACAGTAGGTTATTTGATCGGTTATTGGAATGGTGGAAACAAAGTTATTAGTATGATGAATAGAAAGTGAAAGAATAGAGGTGTAACATGGAAGAATTAACAGTACATCGTGCGGTTGACTTGCTAGAGAATACAAAAATCTTAATCGGCCAGGATTGTATTGAATACCAAAAGGCTTTACAAATGGCAATCACAGCGTTAAAAGACAATGTCAATCTAATGCATGAGTTTAAGCAATATTGTAAGGCTTATTCCGATTTAGCAAGTGACTACTCAATCAAGGTGCAAAGAATAAAAGAATTAGAGGGGATTAAAAGCGTGGGCGAATAAATGACGAATGAAGAAGTTGTTAAACACGAAATTAATTGGATTAATTCAGAATGTGAGGTGTAAAATGACGTATTTATTTTTATTAATAGTTATTATAGTAATGCTAGCAATTGTAATATATGGATCAATTCAATACAAAAAAGAAAACAAAGAAATAAAAAGGTATGTTGTTTATGTGTGCAGAACTGGAAAATCAGAAATAGCAACAGAAAATTTCTTTGAAGTAATAGAATTGATGAAAGAGTTCCCAGATATAGAAATTGAATCGAAAGTATTTGTTGAAAGGGGTTTATTCTATGGCAATTAAAAAGATTAAAACAACTCCATTTGATGAACAAGAATTCATAGACGATTTACTCTATCCGTTACAAGATATCGTGGCTGAAACAAATTATAATGTACTTAGTGTAATTTCAAACAGATTAAACAAAGTCGGCAATATGTCGGCTTCGGACGCTCAAAGACTTAGCCAAATTGTACGAATGCAAGACTTGGCAGAGATTAAGCTAGAGATCGCAAAAGGTACGAAAAAGACACTTTCAGAAGTAGACAAGATTCTTGATTCTGCTGCCGAAAAGAACGATCAATTATCGGAAAACTTATATGTATATCGCGGAATGAATCCGAGTAGCTTCAAGCTAGATAAAAGACTGGGATTGATTGTGAATGAAGCAAGAAAGTCAATCAAGGATGATATCGTCAACCTATCAAAGACAAGGGCCATGCGCTTAACTGTAAATGGTAGACAAGTTGCGCTTGCTGATGCGTACAATTACGCGGTAAATCGTGGAATATTCGAAGTAAGTCAGGGCGTTACGGATTATCAAACAGCAATCAGGACGATTGTAAAAGACTTATCAAAGAATGGATTAGCTGTTGTCAATTACGAGAGCGGAACGATTCGGCGGCTAGATAGTGCTATCCGAATGAATACGCTTGGCGGAGTTTCCATGTTGAATCAGGAATATAGGAGAGAACAAGGTAGACAATATGGAGCAGATGGAATTGAATTATCAGCACATGCATTACTTTCTTCCATCATACACTGTTAATCTGTTCAATTTCGGACTCAATCCGACCTGCTCGCTGACTTGCTTATAATATACAGTTTTCGCCTTAATTTGCTTGTTTAATTCGGAAAC